CTTTTTCTAGATATATTGATAAGTGCTTGTGCATTTGCTTCAACTTCATGGTTTACTAAACTACCTTGTGGTAAATCATCTCTGTTAATTCCTGTACGGTCAGTTCTTTGAGTTTTAACAAAGTGGTCTATACCAAATTTATGTCTAACAAAATGCACAGAAACCCAAGATTTCAAATCATACCAACGCCATTCAAATTTTAATTTTCTTATTGGTGAATGCTCTGATAATATCAATTGTCTTTTCCATTTACTATCAGGGTATGCTCCTGTATTTTTTCCTATTGTATTCATAGTTGCGTCCTTAACGTCTTGCCAATTATCAGCATGTTTAAATTTATCTATTTTCATTTCTTTTTACCTCCTCATAAATAATAGGATTAACTTGTAACCCTCTTCTATAATATTTACATTCTCTTTCACAGTTTGGTAATTCCATATTTCTAACTTCTAAACAGCGTTGACAATAATTATCAATTGGACCTTTTAATTTTATTTTCATTATTTCAACACCTTTCTTTTTCCACATTTTGTACATATAACTTTCTGATATTTCTTTTTTCCCTTCTTTCAATCCTATTGTAGTTCTTGCTGCATCTGCTACATCTCTATAAGTTCCACCGATATCTGTTACAGTTATTTTAACAACCTCCATATTATTCATCCTCCCCTGTTCCTAATATATCTATGCCTGTTAACTGTCTACAGTAATTTCTTAACTTGTCCAATTGTCCAGTGACTCTACTGTGTTTAGTTTTTAACTGGCTCAATTCCCTTTCCAACTTTGCTTTTTTATTTGTAAGTAATCTAATTTGTTTTTCTAAGTAAGCATTTGCTAGGCTTAGTTCTCTATTAGCATCTAATAAGTTTTCTATTGAGTCCTCTTTAACTTCTATATCCTCTTTTAACTTACTATTTCTGTTCTTTAAGAAATCAATCATTTTATGTAAATGTTCATTTACACTTTGTTCTTTTTCTAATTCATTTACAAGGTCATTTATATATTTTCTATTTAATAACATGTTTAAATCCCCCTTTATTTGTATTCCTTAATAATTAGTTCATCTATTACTTGTGACAGTCTTAAAACTTCACTGGTCAATCCTAGTTGGCAATATAAACTGCTAAGTATAAATTTTAACTCGTCTAGCATAATATCACCTCCATATTTTCATTTGATAGTCAAATAAGAATAGGGAACTACACTGGTATTGCATAATCCCCTATTTAATTGTTATTCATCATACTCAAATATATATGTTCCCGCTACTATATTTGTTTTCCATTTCTTGTTAAGACTATCTGATACTGCTTGTCTACTTACATATAAATGTTTTTCTGCATCTCTTGTGCTTCTAAAGAATCCTATAACTTCTCCAGTAATTGCATCTTTGGCTACTATAGTTCCTTTTGTTTTACTCTTATGAGCTGTCTT